ACGGATTCCAACCGACACGCACTTGTCCATCGCTGTAGATATCCGGCGTAGACGCCTTCTTGATCCAATATTCAATATCTCGCGCGGTGGGTGTTTTTCCTGCGGCAGCAAACGCGGCACGGATCTGCTGTTCAAGATACGCCGGGTCGAGATTGGCACTGTTGCCAAACTGGTTTTGGCCGCCGGTCGACCCTCCCGAGGGAGGCTGGGGTGTCGTGGGTGGCACATACGGCGGCGGCGGAGCGTCAATTGGCGGGGGACCGTCTTCACGCGGCGGACGTGGGCGCGCCATGGCGACCTGCTCCTGCTGCCCACTCACATCAGGCGTATAAAAGTCATACGTCGGCTGAGGCGTATAAAAGTCATACGTCGGCTGAGGCGTATAGGGGGCATACGCCGAGTAGTCGGCGTTGTTCTCGCGAGACAACTCTGGCGTGAACCCGTTATCTTCAAACCATCCCATAAGCCCCTCCAAACGCATTCCGACGTGACTGTTTCGGCAACACAATCGCCCCTTTCGCAATCAGGGCTGACGCTTGCGCAATCGGCACGTCGGTCACTTCACCGGTCGGAGCTTGCAACGTCACCATCTCCCCCGCAAACTGTGGAGTATTCGAGCTCATCGCAAGGTCAAGGGACTGCCTCATCGGTCGACCACTTGGCGACGGTCGCCCACCCGGCAACGGCTGCCCCCCGGGCGAGGGCCGCTGGGCATCCGGGTCCACAACCGTGTCGCTGGGCCCAACATACGGCGGTTCCTCGGGCTGCTGTATGCCATACCGCCCGAAGATGTCTCGACGCGCACTGCGCTTCCGTCGTTCTTCGGCCTGCTCAAGGTCATACACCCGGCGTTGTTCATCAAGGGCCATCTGCGCTGCATTGGACTGAATGCGCGCCGATGCCTTCGCGGCATCGGAGCCTTTTTTTGAGCCAAACAACGAGCTCACGGCAGAAATAGCAGCGGGGATGATAATTTCAGCAGCCATAGAATCTCCTACAGATGTACCAGAGGTGTTATACGCCCCGGCGGTATATGGCCCAGTCGAGGGCGACATGAACGGGTGTGTGCTAGGTCGTCGCATACATCACCCCTACGGCTTCCACGCGAAGTGCTGCCCAGGCAACAATTCCGCACCTAACCGCGTTAAGAAATTTCCTACCACGGGATTCTGGGCCCACGACACCACCGCCGGAAGCGTCTGTGTGTGGGCGCGAATCGATTCCAACAAGGGACGAGTCGCGGCCATCTGTCCAATCCACAAGCCTTCCAAGTGCCACATCGGATAGAGGGCCACACACGCGACAATCGCGTCTCCCGACTCCACCACTAATACCTGTGCCTCAGACGGCAGAATCGGCACCACCGTCTCCAGTTGCGTGCCGGTGAGGCGGCTCCATTCCTCCGGTGGTAACACCCGGGTTGTCATGGAGCCACTCCGAGCCGCAGCATCAACTGATATTGCATCGGCGTGCCGCCCACACTCGCATACGTCGTGCTATAGCGCACCACAGACCCACTATCAATCTGAATCAGGAGAAACCCACTCTGCTGTGTCGAGGTCGTATTCCCCGTCAAGGCCACGCCTGACTGGCTACAACTCACCCCATTATCGGTCCAACTGACCGTCACCACTAACGAGCTTGAGGTTGACGCAGCTTGAGTCACGCGCGTCGTATAGCTCACCTGATACAACCCCTGCGGCAACGACGGCGTCTCAATGTCGGTCGCCGCAATCGACGCGGCGTGATCTTCAACATTCACGTAGCCCACATTGCGCACGACCGCCTTGAGAGCCGTATACACCCCAGTGATCCACTGAATCCAGGTCAGGGCGAGCTTCTTGACGGATAAGACATCATCCCGAATGGGAGCCGGGGCGACGGTCGTTGAGGTGACATTCACCGGCAGATGCATTAACTCACTCCGATCTGCGCGCCAGGAAGTTCCGCGCCCACCAATCGCCACGGCACGGGGTCACTTGCGGACCATTCAAACACCCGCCGGCCCCCTCGAGACTGTCCCAAGCGATTGAACAAGACCCGCGTGGAGAACTGCCCCTGCCGGCCAGCGGACACCGTCAGTTCATTGCTCCAGGTCTGACCCGCATCGTTAGAATAGCGCAACATACACTGCGGGTTAGACCCCTGCCCTGTCCCAGACAGGCCAATGCCGGTCTGCAGCAACACAATCATCTGCGGATAGGTCACTTGTCGCTGGTCGCGCACAATATGAGGACAAGCGCGGAGACGGCGAATGCCCGTCCCATCCACCTCGGTGTAGAGCGCATTGGACATCTCGTATATCGTGCCGGTCGTGCGGTCGCCAACTAAATGTCGGTTGAAGACCGCGACTTGGAACGCAACACGATACGCCTCGAATCGGTTCGTCGCAGTATTCCAATAACCACGCTGATGCCACGTATTCGTCGAAGCGTCAAACACCCACGTCACATTCGCCGACGGGAACGTCAAGACGTAGAATTCATGCCCATCCATCTGATACGTCATGGCTAATGCGTCCGACACCTGTGCATAGCCCTGTATCGCGAATTCCACCGCATGGGTGCTGATCCGCACGCCGGTCAACCCATCCGACCGCAACACCATCGCGTCCCCTTGCGTGTTCGCCTGCAACCACAACACGGAGGTGCCGAGCGTGGCCGCCGAAAACGACGCCGCGGTGCCATTGGTCAAAAAGCCATTCGGGACCGGCGCAAAGGGAAACGGAAAGGTCCCTAGGTTCTGCCACACTTCGGTGGTTTGTGACCCCCACAACCAAATGTAGGAGTAGTTGACCGCCATGGCTTGCCACTTGTCTGCGCCTTGCGTGCGCTGGGCAATCTGCGTCGGGTCCCAAGTGGTGCCATCCAACAAGCCAGAGACTTTCAACGTCGAGGTGGCCGCATCTAACGCGAGGAAATACCCATCCAGATACGCGCCCATCGTCACGCCGGTCAAGACCGACGCACTGAGCGTATCGGTCGCCAAGGTGAAGATGTAGCCGTTATCGCCAGAGGTGATAAAGAGTTCCCCTCCGGCATCCCCGGAACTCGAGATGGTCGCGGGATTGGTGTCCAAGGCCACTTCGCCGTGTTCGGTCAAGGTGCCATCCGAGAACACTTCGTAAAACTTGAACCCCACGACCGCAAAACACCGGCCGTCCTGCGCAAACATGCCCCGAATGGGCCCTTCCGCAAACGTGGTGAACGTCGAGAACCCCGGGCACGGATACAAGGCAGTGGGCTGCGCTGCGCCGGCCGACTCAAGCACCTCGGGATACAGATTCACGCACCGTTCGCTGTCCGCCAACGGGCTTTGACTCTGATACGACGGACCGACAAAAGAGGAGAAATTCATCAGTCGGCCTCATAAGCCGAGACAAAAGCCATGGCTCACTACACCTCCACCCACGACACGCCCACGCCCACTGTCGCACTATGCGTCGAGCCCATCGACAGCGTCATCGTGTCGCCCGGGTGCAAAACAATATCCAGCGGTGTCATGTCAATCACCGACGAATTATCGACCGCCACAATGGCGTTGTATTCCACCGTGCCGCCGGTCAGAGTCGTCCCGGCTGTGTCGTAACTGATCACACTGGTACCGCTGGTGATCGTCACGCCATTGTCAGCCGTTGTTCCGCCGATCGCGGTGTAACTCGGCGTGCCGCCCAGTGTTGCATTCCGCACCATACGCATAGTCGCAATCCCACTTGCCGCCCCGCCCGTGCTTGCGCCAAAGGTCACCGTGCTGATATGCACCTCAGACCGATTCGCCACACCATTGAATGTCGTGCAGTTCTTGAGCGTGAGGATATTCGTTGAAGTCGTGATCGTGCTTTTGTTGTTGTCGACACCATGCGTGGGCCCGAGGAACTGGTGGATATTCCCGAGGAAGACGCTGGTCGCCATACGTTACGCCGCGACCAATCGTGCAGTGATCGACCCGCCTCCAGAAATCGCCGTCGAGACCCGCGCACGCACAAACGCATACGCGCCCACCGTGAGATGCACCGCTTTCTGCACGCCACCGGACACGTCGGACGCATTCACCGTACTGATGACGCTGGGAGTCGCCGCCCACACGTTCTCTTTCGTGGGGAATCCTTCCTCAATCGTGATCACCCCGCCAGAGGTCGTGCCAAGCCCACTAATATAGAACACGATATGCGTATAGCTTCGCACATCCACCCACGGACTGGTGGTTCCATCGTTAATGGCGGCTGTGAGTACATCCGCCTGTAAGTAGCCCTGTGTCATGGATTAACTCCCTGTTCCTGTGCGGATGTTATAGCCATACCGACTGTTCGACGTAATCGCAATGTCGGTCGGCATATCACTGATTTGCAGATTCCCACGCTTGAAGATCGCCAGAGACTGACGCGCCATGCGGAGGGTCTCTGGGTCCACGGGACGCCCAAACGGCTTACAGAGGCGCACCGCCAGATTGTAGAGCAACGCTTCCTGACACCCCGGCGGTAAGTCATAGTTCGTCGCCAAATCGGCAAACGTCGACAACTGCTTTCTTAGATACAACACGATCTTGTAGGCCGTTGACGTGGGAATCGGCCACAAAATAATTGTGCCCAACCCGCCAGAAAATGACGGGATGTAATAGCAGTCCGTGAAAAACACGTTCGTGAGTTGCTTGACCTGATTGACCGCATACGCGTCGACGGTAAACAACGCCCGGGGAATTTCTACCTCAGACGCCGTGCCAGGGTTCTGCAACACCGCCACCGCATAGATGCTGTTCGGACGAGCGGTGTCGAAATCGCCCCCTGGGCCAATGGTATACGGGTTGTCGGGCCCCCCTTTGTTCGCCGTAAGGGTAAATGTTTCACGGGCCGTCACCGGAATCGTGCCCGGTTGCAACGACCAGCCCCCCAGCATCAGATTGAGACGCGACAACCCCAAGGCGGCATCATTACTGTTGGGGGTTTCCCCCGCACCAATCGCGCCTATCTCCTGCAGGGCGTCGGTGATGATGTCAAGTGCTGCCGCCATGGTCCCTCTTCGTCAGAAAGCCGGACGCCCCACTGCAAGACTCAGACACACACAGGTCAAGCGCGCGTGGAGCGTTCAGCCCGAGGTTAAGAACCCGAAGGAACCGCAGCCGACACTTCGCCGACCGAATAGGTCACGCTCATAAACGTGCGCCCTGCTGTTGTGGCTGGCGTGCCCACGGTGATCGTGCCGAGGATGCTCGAACCCGCGGCGTAATACTGGCCGAAGTTGCTTGAGGTCGGACCCCGTCGTCCAGTGGCCGCCACCAAATATGCGCCTTCCTTGCCGCCCCACTGACTGCTGCCGTTAATTGCCAGCACTTCGCCCACAAGCAGGTCAGTCGCCTTGAGGTTAATCGCCTCAAAATAGCCGTTCGGATCGTCCGTATCACCCACATCCATAACCGCGCTGCCACCCGTCCACAGCACGGAGGAAGTAATGCGCACATCATGCAGCCACGCGCCAGCCGGAATCGTTACCGTGCCGGTGTGGGTCGTGTTGGTGGCATTTTCAGTGAAACTGACAACCTTCGTAACCATCACTCCGGTCGGGCCGGTGCCCGTAAAGGCTCCACCCGTCACTGACGGACTCGTCAACGTCTTGTTGGTGAGAGTCTCAGTGCCAGTCAGTGTGACACTGGCCGCGGCGTTGTCGTTGATGATATCAATGGTCTCCTGAATCAGAGCCCCACCAGAACTGGTTATTGCCGTCAATGCCATCGTGCCCCCTTGTCTCGCCCGAGATGGGCCTTACTGCGTCTTCGCCGGCCGTCCCCGCTTTTTGACGGGGGTCACCGGAATTTCAGCGACGTGCTCGTCGACACTGGCCTCATAGTCCTGTGCCTCCGCACGCGCCGACTCACTCATGGTCCGTTCCTGATACGCCCGATTGGCGGCCAGCTTCGCGAGGTCACGATCTTCCCGCTGGAACAGGTCCAACGCCTCCTGCTGGGTCGCCAGAAATCCACGCGACTGCAGGTTGCGCTCCTCCTGCTCGTCATGGACGATGTGCCGTTCCACAACCTCAATCTTGCCGACCTCGTTCCGGCCAGCCTTGTAGACCATCTTCGGGAATTCTTTGAACAGGCGAGGGCCCCGCTTGCCACGGTCAGTGCCGATGCGGAAATCGTCAAACTCATGCTTGAGCACTTCTTCGGCGTATTTCGTGCCGGGGGCGACTACTACGGCCATGTCACTCTCCTTTAAGAGTCACTCCGGGTGAGAGGACATTCTCCCACCCGGAGGTCGTGCAAGGTGCTACGCAATCGCGACCGACACCGACGTGGACGTGCCGGTGATGGTCGGTGCGCCGATGATCACCCAGATGCCGTTGCAGGCCATCAGAGTGAAGCCGACCTGGCCGCCGGTCTGCAGCGTGATCACGTCGTAGCCCGACCCGGCATTGCCAAACCCCGCGGTGTAGGTCACCGTGGAGGCCGACTTGCCGTTGCCGATGATAATCAGGCAATCCCCGTCCATGTCTTTCGTGGGGTTCGCCAGCGTCATCGCCAAGGTCGAGGTGCCATTGATCACCGCGACCGCGTCGGTCCCCGGCGTGGGCAGCGCAATCGCGCCGGTCGCCGAATAGCTGGTCATCGTGCGCGCCCGACCCGCAATCGGATACCCGGGGACCACCTGGGCCGCCGGATCCCCAAATTCCGAGGGGGTGCCATGCGTCACGTTCGCGCTGGAGGCGTGCGCCTGCGCCACGGTGCCACTCTGGCCCCGCAGAACCGGCACCACCGTGGAGCCCGAGACATAGCCCTTCGTCACGCGCATCAGTTCTTGATCCACGCGGACGATGTCGCCAATCACCAATCCCGTGGCCGAAGTCACGGTGATTTTGCTGGCATCTGCCGCACACGCGGCTGCAAGTGTCGTGGTTGTCAATGCCATGATTTAGCTCCAGGCTCGGACGGCGAAGTAAGGAAGAATGGTCGCGACCCCGCCGATGGTGTCGCACCGTGAGGGCTGCTGGTCCGTCTGGATGTTATACTGCTCCACCCAACGCATCGACAGCTTCTGCTTTTTGGAGTTCACCCGCTTGGCGTTCGCGCCAGCGAGGTTGTCGGGCAGGTCCACCATCACGAAGGCAAACGCCGCCGGGTTGAAGATCAGCGACTGGTTCGACACAATCGCCGACATCGTCGCACTCACCGTGCCCGTCGAGCCCACGAACGTGATCGCCGCGCCATTCGCCGGAGACGCCGTCACCGTCTGCAACTGCCCCGTGGTGATAATCGACGGGGAGATGCTCAACGTCGCCGTCGACGAACCCGAGGCATCCGCCGTCAGCACAAACTGCTGCAGGATGCGCGTGTTGGTGTAGGACACCGGGTTGACCGCATACACCCCGGCAATCGTGAACACGTCGCCTTCCTTTAGCGCATACGTGCCCATGCCTGAGATGGCAAGTGTCGACCCCGTCTGGTCTGCGCCAGACACCACCGGCGTGGACGTCGTGAACGTGCCGGTCGTGTGCGCCGGCATCAGGGCGTCCGTATACCAATCCTTGATCGACAGCGCGTTGGACGCCACGTAGCCCTTTTCAAACATCTCGCCGATCTTCTTCGACGGGTTGAACAGGGCGAAGTTGGCATTCGCGATGTCCGCCATGGCATCGGGCTCCATGACCGCGCAGAACCCATCCGGCACGGCCACCTTGCGCAGCAACGCCGACGCCCCGAGGAACGACCGATTGCTGGTGTTCGGCACGCCCGGAGACCCGATGGAGAAATACGCCGTCTTGTAGAGCTCATTGGCGGCGAAGCTGTCCCACTTGGACGCCTGCGCCTGCCCGGCTGGAATGGTGTAGCGTTCCTGCACCTCTTCCACTTCCAAGGCCGTCTGCGCACTCGACCAGCCCATGCCCACCTGGAACTGCTTGTTCACCGTGATCGGCACCGTCTGGTTGAGAATGCTCTGCTGCTGCAGGGCCTGTCCTTCGGAGACTTCCCACCGCTGCTGGATACGCACATTGATCGTGTCGCCGATCTGCGCGCCCTGCGGCTTGTTCATGAACGAGTCGTCCCACTGACGATCACACTGGTTCAGGAACGTCAGTTCGTTGTTGAAATTGAGTGCAGTGTCCTTTGTAACCCACGTAGGGGTGATGAACGTATTCATACGCCCTTCCTCTTCTGTCCCGGCTTACCCGCGTCGTCGCTTGTCGAGTCTGAGGTGCCCATACCGGGACGCGTGGTCCTCGAGGCTTTCCTCATCACTCGGCGCGGAATCGCCGGATCGCATGGGACCTGTCCGCACCGGAGTGGGCGGCCTGGGCACCTTTATCGATGATGGAGATGACGTTGTCGCTCCGGTCGTGCCGACAGACATCATCCGATGCAGCTTGCGTCGGATAATCTCGACGTTCTGTTGCGTGACCGGCTGCGAAGCAGTCAGCAACGTGAGTTCCTCGAGTTCATCGGGGTGACTCGCGAGGAAGAGTGCCATGTCGGCCCCGCGGTTGTCAAGCATGATGCTGACATCCAACAAGGGCGGGGGCTGCACCTTGACCGACTGCAGCACCTGGGCCATCTGGGGATTCGCTTGCACGGCGGCCTGTAACCGCTGCTGATGCGTCTCGCGCACCGTCGACCAGTAGTGTTCAGCTTCCTGCGTGGTTTGCTGAAACCGCGCCTGCTGAGCGCGCATTTCCGCCTCCCGCTGTTCCTGCTGCCGGTCCCACTTCGCCAACGCACGCTGCCACGCCCCATACGGGTCGTCCCGGTCGGCGAAATCCTCAATCGTCGGTTCAGGGTCGCCCACCACCGGCCGCGGGGCTGGCGGCAACACAAAAATCGGCTCCTTCGCCTTCGGGGCGGACTCAGCCTCCGCCAGTTGGTCCTGAATCGCGATCTGTTCGCGCGCCAGCTTCTGCACCCGCGGGGAGCCGGTCTTCGCCAACTGCTCGAGGCGTTCCCGTCCCTCGCGATTGGCCTTGCTCAGTTCCCGAATCACCGGCACATCTTCAGGCGTGGCCTGCTGACTCCGGGCCCTAGTGCGTTTCTTGAATTTCCCGTCTTCATCCCGTTCAACGTCATCAAACGCCGACGGCGGCTCCGCGGTTGACGCGGCCGGGGCGTCACTGACTAGGGTTGACGGGTCACTTTCCACTGCCACTGGCGGCAGGGTGGGCTCAGACGGCGTGCTCTCAACACTCGGAATACCGTAGTCGTCACTCATTTAGAGGGTCTCCGGACCTATAGCCTGTTGGGCGAGTAGTTCTTGATACCGTCGTTGGTCTTCGCGCTCTTCGGCCTCGGCATCCACCGCGGCCCTCAGGATCTGCGCTTGTTGCTCACTCGCCATGCGCTGCCCATGCCGGCTGTCTTCGTGCCCCTGGCGCAGTTCCTGAATTTCCCGCTCCAGCTTCGCCTTCTCTAACGCCACTTGCGCTTTCAACTGCTCAATCTGGAGCTTGTTCTCGGCTTCCAGTTGCGCAATCTGCATCCGGGTCTGGGCCTCAAGTTGTTTCTCCGCCATGCCCGACTGCGCCTGCTGCAGAGCCTGACCCATTTCCTGCATCTGCATCTGCATCTGCTGCATCTGCCCCTGCACTTCCGGTGACAGCGGCGTCTGCCCCGACTTCTTCGACTCAATCATCTGCTGAATGGGCGGAGCCAACATTACCTTCGCCCGTTCGGACATCTGCTTCGAGCCCGGGCCATCCTGCGCGGCAAAGAACAAGTCACCAAACCACGTCATCAATGCGGGATTGGCGGCAATCATTTCTCCTGTGATCTGCGCTTCCTGGTCTCGGCGGGTGCCTTCCGATTTCGCCACCTTCACCACGACGTTGAACCGCGCATTCTCCGTCAGGCGATACGTCTTGGCTTCCGGCACCGGCATCGGGCCATTCGGCCCCATCAGTGGCTGTCCATCTGGACCCATCTGCGGCGGGGCCGGCACGGGCCGGTTGTTCTGGCTCACAAACGGCTGCCCAATCATAATTGTTTCGGCCTCGTTCTCACCGTTGATGATGCGCGCAATCCGTCCCGGGGTCTGGCCGTAAATCGGGAATAACAACGAGTTGATAATCCGGCCTTCGTGGCGCACCGACCGCACCAGGTTGTCCATGTAGTTCGCGGTGCCCTTATTCGCTTGCGCAATCAGACTGTCTGCGAGTTTGCCCGACCGCACCGACTTGTCGACAATCCCCATCGTGGGGTCCGTCGCGCCGATGGAGTTCTGCACCATCTCGTTGAACATCTGCGTGGCGGCCATGGTCGGCTGGATCTGCGCATCACGGGGCGCACTCTTCGGCGGCCCCACCATGTCCCCATTCGCATCACGGTTGTTATACGGCAGATACGGCAGGGTGCGCGTGTTGTAGGCGTTCCAGAAGGCTTCAAACCCTTCCGTCTGCCCATCCGCCACCATTAGGGGGGTGATCACCGACAGCCCGATGTTCTCCACCGACTTACTCACCATGAAGTTGATCCCCATGGCAGGGTCCCTTACAGGCCGAATGACACCTTCCACCCTACGCTCTTTGTCGTAGGGCTGCAGTTCGTTCCCTAGCACCTTCACGATGGGGATAAACGGGGACGGCCAGTCGGTCTCTTCAAGCACCTGACAGCCGTCAATCTTCGCCCACTTGATCTTTTTGTCGACGACGGTGCGCCGGTCGAGAATCTGGGACTTGTCCTCGACTTCATCAGCCCAAGCCGAGGTCCCATCCGCCACTCGACAGAGTTCCCGGGAGGTGTAGTCGGTGTAGTAATACTCCACCACACGCACCGTGCGGCCTTCGCCTTCGGTCGCAAACCATTCCGGGGTCTGCTCACAACAGGACTGCCATTCATCGTCGGTCATGTCGCACACGCTGTTGTGCTGGCCGGCGGCATTCTTGGGATATTCCGCTTGGTATTGCTCCCACGGCATATCCACCCCAATGAACGCATACTCGGCGTCACTGCCATCGGGCTGTTCGTGGAACGGGTCAAGCGTCACGCTAGCTTGGTCGTAGAACCGATGGACGTAGACTTCTTGGTCCCACGTCTTCCCCGGCATATACCGGGTAAGCACGGCGTAATAGCCGCTGCCGGCAATCACCGCACGCTGGAAGGCCCAGCTTCGCGCATCGCCTGCTTCAGACTCCCGCTGAATTCGACGCGTGAGCCCCTCGCGGATTTCAATCTCTTTGTCATCGACCGGGTCGGCAATCCCGCCCCAGTCATCCGCGGGGACGAGCTCGAACCCGATGTCCGACTGCCGCTCTTGGTTCACGATCATGTCCACCGGCTTGCGCACGGTGTCAATCGTGAGACAAGGTCTCGCGGGAACCGGGGGCAACCCATTCGACGCATTCTGCCCTGCTCTGGAGGCGCGCACATCCGCCGGCCACTGGTCAAGAGCGTAGAACCGGAGGTCTTCCCGTTCACGCTCCCGCTGTTTCTTGGCGGCGTCGTTCGCCAGTTTGAACCGGGCTTTTGCCGCGACGATAAACGGAGACTCAGCCCGAGATTCAGGCCGATTAGGCTGTCGCTGTTTGCGAGACGTGCGCGGCATTTACAGGTGGCCTGTCAACAGCCACCAAAGGCGACCGCGGAGGGACAACGCGAGGAGGGACTGCGTCTGCGCAATCACCGGACTGGTGAGGGTGCCTTCGTGGAGTTCCCCACGAACCGCCTCTTTTAAGGCGTCGCAGTTGGAATACACCTGCTGCAAAGACTGATTATGCGCGTCGAGAAGAACCCTGACTTGCGCCCATGACAATGACATCTTGCGGGGTTGTTTTACGGTCATGGCACCTCACACACATGAGATTGGCGGCACGATGCCGACAACCGATATCCCGCGGGATACGATGTCTGCGCGCCAGGGCCCGTCACATACGGCCGGCACCCGGCGGCGGTCACCATGGTGCCTCGTTCCGCCGCAGCCCCAGCGGACGCCACAGCCCACACGGCCACCACGCCTTTACAGGAGGGGCAGCACGCATACATACGAAACACAGGGTCACTCATCGTGCAACCGACACTAGCGTAGCACAGGGTGTCAACCCATCCATGCGAGGTCCCCTCCCGGGGTCCGCATCGACCCAGCTACTCGCTCACGTTTCTTCACAAACGCCGCCCCGAAATTCGCTTCAAGGTATTCGGCGCAGTTCTGACCGTGCTCATACCAGCCGTCTTTCTTCGGCTTACGGACCTGCTTGTTCGCCACTGAGACCATATGCTCATCCCACACGTAGCCAGCTTCAAACCCATCAGCGAGGAACCGATCCGGCACGGTCGACTTCTCACTGATCGTCAGCCACCGGTCGGGGTCAGAGTTCACCACGAACGCTTCAGACCGGTCAGCCGCGCGCTTGCGCATCTGGCTAGCCAGACGCTCCACCATCGCGAGACGCACTGCGGGGGAGTTGCTGTCGGGCACATAGACCGGCTTGATACCATGCTCTCGGAGCGTCTTAATTGCACCCGTCGTGCCGTGTGAGGTATCCGCCGCGCCGGCCGGGTCGCAGCATTCCTTAATCTCAACTGGGTTCGGGAACCACTGCCGGCGGTGTGTTAACACGATGTCGAGGAAATCATCTAGGTAGAGGTTCTGGCCGAGAATCCCTCCTAGAAACCTCACCTGTCCTAAGGGACTCACTTGTCGGAAGATGGCGCACGGGTGGTGCTTGCCGAAGTCGAGGGCCATTTCGAGGGCCAGCCGCGGGTCATACTCCACCGGCACTTCATGCACCGACCGCAGGAACGCTCCCTTGTAGACCGGTTCGCCCTGCACATTCATACCGCGCTTGCCCAAAATAACACTGCGGTGTTTGGCGTGGGACTCGGGATATGCCGCCAAGGCCGCACTCAGAAGGCTCTCAGGCAGGTTGTGGGCGTTGTCGTAAATCGAGATGGCGTAATACTTCCGGTTTGGAAGGTGGTTGCTCTCAGGGAATTGCTGGGCCAGCCAATGGGTCACATTCGGCGGGTTGGGGCTGAAGATGAGTTGATGCGGGAATCCCGGCTGCCGCAGTCGTAACCGAAGCTCAAGGCTGAAATCCTCGGGAAGTTCTTCGGTCTGGTCGTTGTAGATTCCCGCCACGCCCATACCGCGCATTTTGCTGTAGCGGCTCAACGCATCGGGGCTTTTCAGTCCGTAGCTGTAACACTTGGACCCGTTCGGGAAGTCATAGCTGAGTTCTTTGGCGTTCCAGGCGGGGATACTTCCCGCGGTCTGGCATACGGATTCAAACGCCGGCCGGATTTTGGTCTGGGTTTCCCCGTCCCCATAACGCCCAATCCACCATTGGATGCCGGGATACTTATGCAGGGAGTTGAAAACCTTCCACAGGCAGGCCGTGGTCTTGCCGCTTGACAGCGCGCCTTCCAAATCTATCTCAGGGGTCTCATCGAGGAGAAACTCGCTGATGGGGCCCCGCCAGCGCATCTCCACCACCCTACTACTCATGGATATGGTTCACCGTGGTGGGCGGGACCTTCGGGTCGTCGTTGCTCTCCTTGATCTGCAGAGGAAGGACTTTGCCCACCAAGGACAGGAACGCGGTGGGATTGGCGGCCGCTTGGCTCTTGAGGTAGTCCACCCCGCCGCTGTCGGCCAGAGCCTGCAGGATCATGTCCTTCAGAGCCCCGGTCACCTTGTTGGGCACTCCCTTTTTCCGGCCGCCGGTAAATTTACCTTTTGCCATGGAAATAAGTCTATTTTAGATGTTTTATGGTGTCTAGCCTAACAAGTGAGCTTTTCGCGCCCTGAGTGGACAAGGCTCACATCCGTAAGGGGGGCCGAGGTGAAAGTGTCAATCGCTGGAGGGGTTACCTTCGGTAGGGCATAGGCAGGGCTCCAGGGATGCTCCGAGGCCCACTGGGGGTTCGGGCACTGACAGGTTGGGGAGGTTTCATTGCATAGGATGCAACGCATGGCCGCAGTCTACCTCATTTCTTGGGTTTCGTGTAGCGGTCTGCCGCCCACCCGCGGCCAGCCAGAATAAATCCCGTATGGGTGGCAGGGAGTTGTTCGGGGTCAGGACGGGCGCACACCGGGCAGGGCGGGTTAGGGGCACTCATGGGGCGGGAGGCTTCCCAAGTGTGTCCACAGGGGCACCGAAGGTCATAGCGGGGCATCCTAGACACACTCCTCGAGATGGCGGCCATCGGTGACATACAGGCGCCCGGTGGATTGAATCACGACCCCCACCGCTCGGTCCATTACGGCTTGCCGGCAGCCCTGACAGGCTCTCACACCGTCAGGGAGCCCGTTGAGGGCGTTCTGGTCGGTGGTGGGGATGGCAGGGATAGCCCCGCATATCTCGCACCAGGTAAAGAGTGGGAGGCTCACCACTGGGACCGCCAGGTGCGCTTGCGGGGCCGCCGGTAGACCAGATACGGCCAATCACTGAATCCCTCGTAGGACCGGTCTCGAGGGGCCACGATGGCGTAGTCAGAAGGGGGATTGAGGCCGGCGTTGCCGGTATCCGGCATACCACAGGTATCAGTCCGCATAATCTCCGGGAACAGCCACTCCACGCAGGAGTGGCAGTAGCGGCCACCGTCCATGGCGGGGCGGGGGCAGGGGGAGTAATTGACCTGTGTCCAGGTGCCAAATCTCCACCGCTTACTGCGACACTTCTGAGGGGGCATTACCGCTTCCGTCCCCGCTCAGTGTCTATGCCCCAAACAAATCCAAAACAGACACAGAAGGCGCCAAAGATAAGCGCAAGGATGGTCAGGATCACAAGGTCGCGCGGGGCGCAGTGCAGCATTACTATTCTCCTGTCTGAATGTCCATGTAAGCCGCGATCACTTCGGCCGCGACTTGCGGGACAATGGCGTTACCGTAGCCGCGCAGGCGTCCCACTCTGGCGGATACCCCATGAGCCAGCGGCTGAAGGCCGGATTGAGTTGGCCTGGCTTTGCCGTCGCGGCAGGGGAGCCAGACGAGGTCGTTCCATGATGGGAAATCATCCTCACGTCCCGACCGAGATCCTTGTTCTTGCTGGCTGGACCCGTGGCTCCTCTGCCATCGGCTACTTGTGGCGTGGCCCAACTCGTCAACATTGGCTTCGGCCACGAACCAAAGCCGTTGTCGGATGTGCGGTGCGCCGACGCTGTGTGCGCCCAATACGGTCGCCCCGATGGCGTAACCTTCACCTTCCAAGTCTGTCGAAACAAGGTCGAGCCAGCCGTGCCCAACTGCGCTTGCAACTTGTTCGCCAAACACTGGGCCAGGGCGACACTCGCGGATGAGCCTGAACCACTCAGGCCAGAGGTGGCGGGAGTCAGCAGCTCCTTCGCCTTTCCCCGCCGCCGAGAACGGCTGGCAGGGGCAACTACCCGTCCAAACAGGTCGGTCGTCGGGCCACCCGGCAAGTCGGAGGGCGAGACTCCATCCGCCGATGCCGGCGAAGAAGTGGCACTGTGTGTAGCCAACGAGATCTGCTGGTTGGACTTCGGTAATGCTGCGCTCATCCACATCTCCCGGCGCGATTAGATCGGCCTTAATCAGTTCCCGCAACCATGCGGCGGCTTTGGGGTCAAATTCGTTGTAGTAGGCGGCCGTCATGCGGTATAGGTCTCCAGCGTGGCGGCAATCAGGCTGGGGTCGGATGCGAGGGCAAGGATCTTCTGGCTCTCTTTGTCCCTGAAGTGCTGCAGAATTTCTGCTTCGGGTGTGCCGTAGTGCCGACGCAGGATAACGGTTTCCGCAGCATGACGCCGACGCTCGGCCACCCAGTTCTTGGGGCCGGCCTCAGGCTGGGCACGATGCCATGCAAGACGTTCCTGCAGACGGCGGGTAATCAGGGCGGCGGGAAGGGAGACGCTGAAGCCGTATGAAGTATCCATACAGAGAGATTAATCCCAACCGGTCAGGATTGCAACAAAATAATTCACAGCCGAATATCCTCGCCACATAGCCGCGCCAGAACAGGGTCTTCCCCTTCAGGTTCCCGGTGCTCGTTGCGCAGGAACGCCCGGTATCGGGCCATGCAATAGGCCGTGCGGTCCTCGAGTCTTGGGACCTGTTCGTAGGCTTCCCGAAGAATCGCCACAATAGGGTCTTCCGCTTTGGACTTGGCGTAATGGGGTCTCATGGGGTCACCCGATATTCATAGAGTCCCTGCCCGAGATGGCGCCGGTCAACCTGGTATTCCCCGAATCGGGGTTTCCGGAGATGCCTGAGTTGGGCTGAGACACTCGCGGCCGGCGCGCCCGTGGCCTCAGAGATAGCCTCCAGACTGCGCCATTGCCCATCCAGCATCAATCGCTTGATGCGTTCGTGCTGTCCGTCCAGACGGGTGTGGTCATCAGGGGTCAGGTCAGGGCCATCAAACAGGCGCACCTTAGCGGGGGCCACACCAAACAAATCGGCTTGTCTCATCGGTCCTCCTTCGCGGGTCCCTTGCGGTAGAGTTCAGTCCCCGTCGTCCACCGTAGAATGACACCACGCCCGTCTGCATCGACGCAGCGCACCGTCTCGCCGGTCGTCGGCCCCAGTTGCAGCGTCCGGGCCTGTGGGCGCAACGCGGGATGTAACACCCGCCAGCCCATCGACAGGCACCAGCCAGCCGCGAAAAACCACAGACAGGCAAGAAGGATGCGGGTCATCGCTGGGCCTCTAGGTCGGTTGCCCTCCGCAACAGTTTCCGACGGTCATCTCGCGCCATCTGTCGCCGTTCCGCAGGGGTGCGCCACCGGGGGCCCTCCCACCCGACCTTGGTTTCGGTCGCGGCGTGTGCATCAAGCCACGCCCCGCTGACAGTATCCTCGCGCGTGAACCACTGCCTCGGTGCCGTCCACCAGCGTGACAGAATCCACATTATCGCTCTGCTCCCAGAAACAGCGTCCATCGGGCAATCTGGGCCTCAAGCACCGCGATGCGCGCGGGGTCCGAGGGCCCATCTTCAATCAGGTCACGGTCAGAGGGGTCTTTGTGGGCGTCGAGTTCACGCTGGGCGCAGTCGCGATAGTGTCGCACCCAAGCACTGATTTCCCGGGCGGCATGGTCCCACTTCGCCGCCGAGGGCTGCGAGGTGCGTGTGTAGCAGAGGGCCAGCACCACGACATCCGTCAGCCGCTTCCATGGGTCCTTACCCCACGCCCCCACGGTGGCCGGCAACTGCACCGGAGTGATCCCCACAACAGCCGACAGCCGCACCCACGCGTCGATCAGGTCAGGGAGGCACTTCCGGTCGAGGGCGTGCAACACATCTCCCGCGGCCGTCAGGGCCGTCTGGACGGGGGTGTCGAATGCAGGGCCGGATTTCTGGGTCACCACCCGCACGGGGCCACGGTAGCCCGTCTGGGGGAGGTCGTCGGTCGCCCATGCCGCTTCGCGGTGTTCGGCGTCTTGAATCGCGTCGAGTTCTTGGTCGGTCCAGGTCATCACTCACCTCGTATTTGGGCCGGCACCATACCGGCCACACCTTAGAGTCTAATCCCAACCGTTTGGGGTTGTCAACCCCGCGCCCGATACGGCCCCAGCATCCGGGCCCACTCCGTATACGCCTCGTCCACGTCCGGCGTCAACCACTGCAGCCGGAACCGCTGCGCCTTGCCCAGGTCGCACTGGGCGGCGGCCTGTTCAATCACCCTGACCGGAATAGTCACAGGCATATCGGTCTCGGCCCACCCCGCCACCACGCTGTAGTCCACCGGGCTGAGATGCAGCCGGTGGAACTGCTGTTGAAACGTGTCCAGCACGGTCGTGATGAAATCAGGGTTGCTCAAAACAAAGACTCCTGAATAGGAGGGATACACAACACGCCGCATTCAATGGGGGCCTCCTCTGGATACTGACCGACATCTGGGGGGAGTTCATCAAGAAACCTCACAGCGGTCACCATACTTGTCTACCGCCAGTTTGGCAGCGACAGCCGATGCGTCCCCGCACGAAAACCACGCTAAAACACGGTTATTGACTGGCATCACGACACCTTTTTCGGTCTCCCACCTTTTTTGCCGTTCGCGCGCGCGGCGGCCGCCTTCTTGTCCGTCTTCGCCTTACCGCCCATGCGTCCGAGGGCGACGGCGTGTTTGTTCTTCTTCATAATCATCCCCCTACTCAACACTCCACGTTTCAGTCTGACGCTTCAACCGAGGCCACTTCACTGATGATGTAAAAGACTTATCTTGCACAAGTATGTGATTTGTGGGCTGTGCCGTGAACCGGCCATTGTCCAATTTTATAAAATAAAACTCCTTGGCTTGTTCAGGTTCTGAACTGAACCCGTCACACATTGGTATCAACGTAAACATGTATCGACCACTGAGTTCTTTTTTATTTCGGAGCCTGACAAGCACAGGCGCGGCCTCAAGAAACGGATATTCCACCACACTAAATTGATGACCATAGCAATCCCACGTTTGTCCGTCAGATGGCTCCCAACAATCAATATTCATAATGTGTGACAACTTGTGCAGCGGAACATTCCGGTAGACCGCTCCGGATTCCAGCATCACATGGCATCCAAACGTGCGACCCGGAATACTCACAACGCCAAACCACACAACACGCTCCCAAAACCTATTTCCAAACGTGTTAGCCTGAACGTAGCAATAGTTGTGACGTGGCAACGGCCCCGCGCCCGAATAAATCATTTTTTACTACTCCGCGCCAACTGTCTAAATAAACTCATCGCGTCACCGCCTTCAGAAGATGCCCACGGTTGGTAATCTTACCGGTCGTCACCAGCGCGCTTATGATCGCGTTGTAAATATCAAGGTTCATTGCGCCCTGCAGCACCGCATACAGATGACCACTGGGCAGCCCATTGGGGGACGCCTTAATCGCGTCATACACGGCCTCGGATATTTCCACCAACACGTCGAGTTTCTCAGCCCCTGCTTTCTTAACAGTCATCACTCACCTCCTTCACAAGCATAATCCCAACCGGATAGGATGTCAACTGCTTAATTAATCGGGGGCTTCCCGCCGAATTTGTTGTGGCACTGACGGCACAGGCACACAAGGTTCTCGAGGGTGGTCCGGTCGCCGGCCGGGTTCCCGCCCATGCCCCGGTGCCTCAGATGGGCCGCATCCGTCCCAGGTTGCCCACAGACGCGACAGCGGTAGCCGTCCCGTGCCTTTGCTTGGGTCATGATTTGCCGCTCTCTACGGGCCCCCTGCGCCTTTCGACGACGTTTGGCCTTCAGGGCTGACCCCTTAGCGGGTTTGGGCAGCACGCCGCACCTCCTTCGCCTTCCTAATCCGATACTCGTTAGGAGCCTCGAGAATCACCCCGCACACCTCCGCGGCAATCTGCAGGGTGCGTTCAATCAGTTCCGAGTATTGGGCCCGGGAGAGTTTCGACGTGTGGGGTTCCCGTAGTTCCATCGTCACTTCCCCAGTCAACGGGTTGGTGTGTTCGATTTCCCCAAACACTTCCCGCAGGAGGTCTCGCTTCAGGTCCTCGATACGGTGCCCTTCGGACTTCGCCCACGGCGTGATCATGGCGTGAAACCCAGACTCCTGCAGTCGAGACTTCAGGAGCCCCTGCGGAGCCACCAGCACGTCCACACACTGCCCCGCCCACTTGCGCTTACAGTAGGCGCGCTGCGCTTGGGGAAACTCGAGGTGGATCTTGCCGTCCTCATCCACCGTGCCGGCAAACACCGCAGGGTCTCTCATCGTCGCCGCCGGCCCAACTGACGCTTCAGGTCGTCATTCTCCCGCTGGAGACGCACCCGGGCACTGGCCGCCCGTTCGAGGTCTTGACTACGTAATGGGTCAGTGTGCCTCGCTTCCACGTCACGGCACCATTCACGCAATCCCAGCATCACTAGAGCTTCACGCTCAGGCGTTTTGCAACAGACCGCCATGATGCCGTCGCCGGTCACTTCCCATTCGATGTCGTTTACATGGGGCGTGATGTCTTTTGGCGTCACAGCACTGACTCCTCGCGCGCCTCCGGCGTAATCACCCCCAACCACAAAGCGAGACGGTAGGTAATCTGGGCGTCCACCTTGGCATGGGCCGCGATGTCCTCCCATCGACCGTCCTTGGCGGCCTGTGCCACGTCGGCCCCGCCATCCGTCAGCGGGTCCGCGTCGAGCAGGTCCGTCCACCCGTGCCGGCGCGCATACCACCGGAGCCCGTGGGCCCTGACTGCCCCCTTCAGGGTGAGCTCTTCGTAGAGGTCGATGTGGGGACTGCGGTAGCGGTCCAGGTTGATGCGCGGGAAATCCACCCCGAGATACCGCGCCCGACGCTGAATCAGCGGGAGGTCATACTTGAACCCGTTGAACGTCACCAGCTTGAGGAATTCATCCTTTCGCAATTGGTCCGCGATCAGTGAAATCATCGCCGCTTCACTCTGACCCTCTGGGGTCCAGACGCTGGCCGCCCCATCGCCGTCGCAGAGCCCAATCGCGATGATCTGCGCGAGGTCGAGGTCAAGGGCCGCGGCCTCGATGCGCTTAACGCGTTCAGCCTCGACGTAAGCGGCGATCTTCTCGGGGTCCTTGTAGTTGCTCGGGGCCGAGATGTCGTCCAGGGTCACAAAGTCTGCCGCATTAGTGATCGGCAGGGTTTCCAGGTCGAGGATTAGGTATCGCATTAGAGTTCGTCCATTGCCTTGAGGGCGCGTTTGGCCTTATCAACCTGCTGCTGGTAGCCGTCAATCAGGTGCCGTAGTGTGGTGCCTGATTCACCATACGGCGCGTTCACGTCCGCATGTCTCGCGGCCGCCTTCGCACGGTGGAGGTTGTCTTCCGCGCAGCCGAGGTCGCCCTTGATGAGTTGTTCGATATATCTAGTGTCCATATCAACCTCAGAAGGGAACCGGCGCGTCATCATCGGTCGGCGGCACGTAGTCTTCGTCGTCGTGCGTCGGCGTTCGGTCGCACACCCGCACGTAGTCGCCGGAGGGACGGAGCTTCTCCATGCCCCTGACCAATGGTGAGACACTGGCGACGTTCGCAAACGTCCCGCCCTTGCTGCCGGTCTTGTGGACGACGTTCAAGAGGGCTGACACGCCGAGAATGGTCTCCACGTCAAACCCGCGGAGTTCGTCGTCGGTGAACGGCCGGCCGCGCCATGACTCGAGGTCGTGCCGCAGAGTGGCCTTGTCGCCGAGTGAAAGCGTGTAGCGTTTGCTGACGAGGAAGGGACGCCCGTTGTCCATCGTCTCGGACGACTCCCACACGATGTTGATCTTGTGCTGCCACTTGTCAGTGCCATCGGGGTTCTTGAAGAGGTCATTCTTGATGACCCCCAGATCCACGACATCCACACACACCCCGGCCTGTGTGCCGGCGGGGCACGGCACGAAATTCCCAGACGACGATCCTTTGGCGATGATGCTCACTTCTTTGCTCCTTGGTTGATTGGAAACTGTTGGTCGAGGACGCGGTTCACGGCGTTCACAGGGTTGGCGCAGTCGAAGGCCAACGCGTCAAGACGCGCAAGTTCGACGGCATACAACGCGTCGAGTTTCTCGGCCACATCGCAGTCAGGGCAGACCCATGCGCCAGCATCGCGGTGTTCACGCACATGCGGGTTGCAGTCCTTGCTGCAGACGCGGTAGTCACCGCAGATACAGTAGTGCTTGTGTGTGGTCGCCATTACGCCTTCTCCTCTTGCTTCAGAATGACCGCCAGCCGGTCTAGCACAATCCGCAACGCTGCGGGGTCGTTCGCCAGCAGTTGATTGACCTTGGCGTTCTGGGCCTGCCCATACGCCGTGGTCGCCCACTTGCCCGTTGTCTTGTCGTAGGTTGCACAGGGTTGCAGGTTGGTCATTTTGACTCCTTGCAATCGTGGCACGCGCAGGGACGCTGTAGCACGACGGACGAGGCATGCCACACACACTCACCGGTCGCCAGAATACGCTCGACGGTCTTGTCAATCGCCCACCACGCCAACGCGTTATGGTCATCACACGCCTGCCCCTGACCCGCCTTGTAAACCAAGAACGCGCCAGACGCACGCACTAGTCGCTCGACTTGCTGCTGATTGCTCTGTGAATTTGGAAACGCCGTTGCTGTCTGTGTCATCACTCACCTCACGAATGATCCTATCTGAACCCAAGCGATAAGTCAAGCGGTCTGGTTTTTCACCAGCCGGGGCCGTAAATCTTGCGCGGCGGCGAGGCGCTTGGAAATGGCCTTCGCTCTGGTCCGGTTCTTCTGTTGCAGTCGCGTGGGTTTCGGGTTCGGCGGCACGGCTTTCTCGAACCGCCACGTTATCGCACTCTTGTCTCGCATCATCGTTCCCCTTTCAGATACACGCGCCCTATTCCCCCATCATGGTGGCTTGGCTCATTAGCCCCTACACGCGGATCAGGCAAGTCTCGGTCCCCCGTAGCGTCTGTGGTCGAGCCGCAGACAAACGCGAATCTTTCCGAGACGATTTACCCACCGTGCGACTCTTGCCCCCTGCGAGGGGCCATGGCTTGTCCCGGGTTGTCGGCGCGTAAACAGCGCCCGGTTGCCGCACAGTAGTCCTTCCGGGTCCGGGTTGATGGTAGGAGCCCGTCTCCTCACCCCTGGCATACAGTCCATGTCCGGGTGCGTGGATGAAACAGGGATTGACGGGAACAGGGCGAGGGTTGTAGGCTGAAGGCCACCTCGCAATTTCCAGACTCTACCTGGACTTGCTGCCTCGCTCGGTTCATCACCCGGGCGGGGCTTTTTTCTTACCGGACGAATCTACGTCCGCGTTCATAGAAAGTCAAGGCCCGTGGCACCACCGGGTCGCACGGTGCGGTCCTCGAGGAAGAACCGTCCCAGCACCACGGGCCCTTCAGACTCTACACCCAGACGGACCCCCGCTGTCTCCGTGTCGCTGTTCTGCTTCGGGAGACATAAGCGGGTGAAACAGCAAAAACCCCGCGGCGGGGGCCCATCTCAGCGTTTCGTCTTGACCTTTTCCGCTTCCTTGATCACGACGTTAGCGACATCATCCTTGTGTTCCTTCCAGAACCAGCGCGCGGCTTTCTTGAGGAGCTTCTTAAAATTCATACTACTCGTCCTTTCCTTTGAGGGGCGAATTCCCCAAGTGTCCCGTCACGGTGCCGACAATCGTCAACACCGCCAACGACCACCGCATCTGCACTTCCGTCAGCCCGTAATCGGCCGCACTGCCGGCCAACGCCAACATCCCCGCCAACACCGCGGCGGCCTGTCCCAACTTCAGTATCAGAGAGTCTCTGGTCATGTCACGTCCTCCACAGTTCGCACCACGCGCACCGGCCAGCCTTTGGCCACAAACGCCTCCTGCTTGTGGCGTAACTTCCCCTTGTCGGTTTTGACTTCCACCAACACCACCCCAACATCCGGCCGGAAACACACTAGGTCTGGAAACCCCTCCCCGACCATTGCGGTGGATTTCACCAGATAGCCCAGTCGCTTGAAGGCCTCCCGAATATCCTGATGGTTTCCGTCGTTCCGCGACCACTTCGCCATTAGCCCCTCAAACCCGCCAGAATCGCTTCTACCTTGCGCGCATAGGCCGCCGTCTGTGAGGTCGCCAGCCCCCCTAATCCCCCGTTGTAGGCCCTCAGGGCCTGTCCAATGTCCCCCTGGAACCGAGTGAGATACCGCTTGAAGTGCGCACACCCAATTTCAAGGTTAATCGTGGGGTCTGACAGACTCGCCAGATACGGATGCGGATACCCATGCTCCCGGGCCACCGCACCCATGACCTGCATCAACCCCCAACTGGTCTGTTGCCCCCACCATTCCTGAATTGGGCTGCCCGCAAGGCACGGAAAGTCTCCCGGGGGCTGTTTAGAGGCCGCTTCGTGCGCGGTGAGCCGACGGAAGGGCTTGCCAGTTTGCACGTCCCACAGCCAGCGGTAGGCGTATTCAGGTCGCGTGGCGAAGTGATTCCCCCCCGACTCGACTTGGACAATGGCTTGCACGACGAGGGGGTCAAGCCCGGCCCGGTCGGCGGCCTGCTCAATCGCCGAGACCACCGCTCGAGTCACACCGGCCCCCCATCCCCATAGCCGCCAATACCCTCCACGTCGAGGAGTTGACGCCCCATCTCCACCGAACCTTCCGCGGCCGCCGGAAACGTCCCAAACCGGCCCGGGCCGACGCCAGGGGTCAGCAGATAAGCCCCGTATTCAAACATGACCATCGAAATCGGCGTGCCGTCCGCGCCGGCGGTCGGCCAATTCCCCGGTTCGCCCGTTTGGAACCGCCGAATGAAATCCCACGCATCGTAGAGCACTTGCTCATCCGGCGTGCGGCCGTCATCCGTCTCGCCCATGAATGAATAGGTATCCTGCTGCAGGAACCCATGAATGTAGGGCGCAATCGGCCACCACATGGCCCCTTCATTTTCATACGGGCCGTTGGGGGCCAGTTCACTGCCCCACCCCGGCGCGCCATGCCCTGACTGAAAATGCACATACCGCAGGGCATTCGGAAACACGCGCGCCATCCACTCACACACCCACTGCCAATCCGCCGCGCAGTAGTTGTGCTCCCAGCCATTCACGACAATCCGGCTCCGCTGCTGAAACCACGGCTGCGAGTAAAGG